TGTGACGTTCCTGTCTGACTGTAGTAATTGTTTGTAGTTGCATTACTTGTATTGCCACCATTGTTAGTTACTGTAGCGTTGTTCTGTGTCATCGCCGCCGCTTCTTTATCTAACTCAGCGAGTTTAGCGACACGTTCATCTTCTACCTTTTGAAGTCTTTCCTGTAAATCACTGCTTCTGTTATCTACTGCCGCTCTTGCTTCAGCAACATCATCAGCACCTACAATTAGTTTACCCACGCCACCTTTCATATTACGAATAGTTTCTAATGCCATGAGTTTAATTCTATCTGGAATACTTGCAAACCATTCACCGAACATTAAGAAGCCTATCTTAAGTTTCGCTTTTAGATTAGCCATCATGACCTTAGCTTCCATAGTAACTCTATCTGGAATGCCTGTTATCCATTCTGATAGTTCACCGAACTTAGTTCTTATTGTTTCGCTCACACCTGAAAGTGCGTCTTTAGCCCATGTGATACCAGCATTAAATTGTTCTACAATATAGTCGTTTAATTTAAATGGTTCTGCGCCTTCTTCGTTCCAACCAAACAATCCACGAATAAAGTTAATTGCCATATTGATTGGAGCATATATTATATCTGTGAGTTTTCCTAATAGACCTAGTGCAGTCTTATCTTCTTCACCAAACGTAAACAAGTCTTTAACAACTTTAATAGCGTCTTTAACACCATCGAATATTTTGTCAGTCATACCTGTCCACAGTTCAGTGAAACTAAATGAATTGAGTGCTTCTGCACTGTTATCGAATCCTAGCTTTCCTAAGACCCATGCTACAGCGTCTTTGAGTAAATCTAGTGGCTTAGTGATCAAAGATGTGAATAGACCGTCAATCGCACCTTGTAGCCCACCAAGAATACCATCTTCTGCATAACCGTCAATCGCACCTTTTACTGTATCAAATGCTGTTACGATAATAGCGATAGGCGCAAATATTCTACCAACAACTCTTGCGACACCAGCAACTGTAGCACCTAGAGTTGTAAAATAGCCCTTCATGATATTCAAGAAGTTCTTAATTTTACTCATAGGTCCTTTGCCTTCACCGCCAACAATACCCTTTAGAGTTTCGCTGGCACCTTTAATCATATCTCCGATAGGTGTAAAGAACGATTTGAATCCTGTGATAGTTTTACCCAGATTACTTTTTGGATCGATCTTTAGAAACTCTCCAAAGTTTGCTAGACCTGTTGTTACACTTGCTCTTATACCCGCTATAGATGTAGTGAGACCTGTTCTTAAAGCTGTTATTCTATTATTGACCCTAGTCTTTAGAGTATTAAGTCCAGCGGACCAAGCTTTAGGTGTAAGAGTTTTAGCGACAGCTTTAATTGCTATAAGTTGCCCTTGAATAACACCTAATGCGCCACCCAATGCTAATGCAATACCTTTACCAATAATACCTAGTCCACCGAATATAGCAAGAGTGTTTTTAGTATCGCCTGCAATATCAGGACCCTGTTGTGTTGGTGCAGGAGTATCATTGCCTGCTGGTGCTGGTGTGTTTTTAGGTCTCAGTAGATCATCATCGCCTTGATCACCAAGCTTCTCTTTCATAAGAGCGAGATTAGTCTGCATGACATTATACATGCCTTCAATGTTTACACTGATAGTTTTCAGTATATCATTAGTAACCTTTACAGAGTTCGTGCCTTTATTTCGAGTCAGTTGTCCCTCTGCTCGAATTCTTTCGATCACTCCCTGTAATGTATTGTCTTCTGCCATCTATTTGTTCTCTTCTGCTTGTTGGGTCTCAATGAAATCAATCAACATTTCATAGTATAAGTCCCTTTCGAAAGGTAGTAAACTTTCAACTTCACTTATCTGATATTTATGATGTTGCGCCAAGCCAAAAACCATTCTATAGTACGATGCAAGAGTTATATGACTCAGCGTTAGATAAAAAAAGTTTCTGTTCCCTCTGCTACAAATGTTTTCTCAGTTCCATCTTTTAGTTTGTACTTCGTCTCAAATCTCATCTTTGGTATTGTGTCAAAGAATTCTTTAATAAGGTTTAGAACATTGCCGTCTAGTGTATCAATGAAGTCTGTTACTTCTTGAACTGTAAACTCTGATATCTTGTAAACGCTTTCGCCTTCGACTACTGTATCAATACAGTCTCGCATTAGATCAAACAATGCGGCAGACTGATCTTCTGAATCTTCGCCTTGACGCAATACTTTAATAAAATCAATTGAAGGGTATTTCATTGATAGAGAAATCGTATCTGTCACACGAATTATTTTCTTGTGATCTTCGTTTCGTACAATTTCAATCTCATCAATATCTAGTTCAAGGTCGACCATCTCTTCTGTGTCGGGATCCGAAACTCTAAACTTCAATAAGTTATTGACTGCTTTTGAGCGAATCTGAATTAGAATATACTCTAAATCAAATACTGCTAACTTATCAATGTCGTAGTCTTGTATACAGTTAGTAAGAATTTGTTTAATCGATAGTACTACCTGATCGATATCATTGGACTCTTGTGCAATCAAAAGAATCTTTTCTTCTTTTACTGTGAATGGTCTAAACTTTACTGTTTCACCATTAGAGGGGATAGTCAATTCAAATAACGGTTGGTCAATCTTAGGTAAAGGCATAATATACTCCTATAATATAATTATAATGATCCCAATATCGTGTTGATATTAGTAAATTGGTTAATAGCGTCTTGGATGTTTCTAGGTTTACGTATATTAGAAACAGCCTGTCCTATAGTATTTAGTGATGATAAGAATGATAGAATACCATTAACGCCTCTTGCACCACCTGTCACTGTTCCTTGAACTGTACCATCTACTGTTAACTCATCGAATGCAAACGTCACAGGCAACGTCATTGCTTCTGCGGCGTTCTCCCAAGACAAGTTGATCGATCCTATAGAGATTGGATATACGTTACCAAACTTATAGGTGTAGAACTTATTCTCTGTTGGTCCAGAATACTGGATGACTTCCATAGAACATGCGTACTCATCTTTGTAACCAAACTCAAATGGTAGTAACGCAGATGGGCTTTCGCTGAAGTAACCACCAGATACATCGTAGTTTACAATCTCTTGCATCCATCTATGAAAAAACTTCTGTACGCCAAACTCACTATCAACCAAGAACCCAGTGTTTATAGGTGCATAGTCGAATGTTGTTGGTCGCTGTTCAGATGGTCCGAATCCTTTTGGTTTAAATGGAGTAGCGCCTACTGCGATATCTGGTAGTGCTACTGCACGACAAAAGAATGACAACTCTCTGCTTGGAAAGTTCTCATCTAAGAAACTCAACGATGGGTTCAATATAATTCTTACGTAGAATAGGTTTGTCTGTGCAACCCCTCTTGTATTTACTTGAGATGAAAATTCTGATATATTAAATGCCATTAGACTGCTCTCCGTGAATCCGCAAATACTGTAGACTTGCTTGCGCCTTGGAATCTTTCTAATGGTAAGAACAATGCAATGTCCCACTCAGACGGATAGATGTACAAGAAGCGGCTTCTTAATTGTGATGTTAAATAGTGTTTTACACAAGGCTTGAAGTATCTGAACTTCGATGCGTTGCTAAGAATGTTATAGTTAATGCGTAATCTTGTTGACTCATCATAGCGTGTGTTGCTAGAGACTTCGTATAGAGAGTCCATCAACTGCGCTCGTAGTGTCAGCGGTAAGTAGTGAAGATTGATTCCCATAAACCCACCCTTTACTTTTTTGTAGGGGAAGACTAATGGAAATCTATCGAAGTATGGTAGTGTTGCTTTGTGTTTGGCATCATAATTAAATAGGTACATCTGACCAACTAACGGTCTTGCTGTAAGACGATCAGTATCGCCACGCATAAGCTTACGCTCATTTACACGTGTGTATGTTCGTGCTGTGTCTCTATACCAAGAACGTGCTTTAGTCTCACGTGCAGGTATTTGTCCAGCACGGACACCTTTAGTCAGAATTTCGTCAAATAGAATTGCCATATATTACTTCATCTTTTCTTCAGCTTTTTGAACGTCTTTAGGATCTACTACACCTTCAGACATCAATCTGTTTCTGTTAATTAAGTGATCTTTCTCAACATCTGCTTTGTTTTGACCGTGATACTTGACAGCATGACCTTCTTCAATCATAATCTCTGTAATCATACGACCGTCGGGTGCAATGAAGTCACCTAGAATACGACCAAACTTGCCTTTCATGTCTTCGCCATCTTTTGCGGCAAATGTCTTTAGAGTACAATCTTTTGATAGTAGTTCTTTTAGTCTGTACTTAGATGCAAGTCCAAATACCTTTTCTACTTTATCACGTGTTCTTGATTCTGGTGTATCGATACCCATGATACGTACACGTTCATCTTTTAACCAGACACCAAAGCCTAGATCGATGTCAACGTCTACTGTATCGCCGTCAACTACTTTAGTTAGTTTTGCTCTATATTCGTACATTTATTTTTTCTCCATAAAACAGTTTCGTTGGGCTGTCTTATTAATTGCTTGCTGTGCCCAGTCCAACTCCTGAATTATTCTGTTGTACCATTTAGAATCAATCTCACTATTATGTGGGTTATCTCGCTCAAGGGCAAGTTGTTCCATTCGCATGTTGATGTAACCAGCAGATGCTTTAGCTTTTCTCGCCTCAGACCTGTTCGTTTGCTTATCGATGAGATGTTTCTTTGTCTGTGTCAAGCACTCGACTTTGTTACCCTTGTAGTTCATATTGACATCCTGTGATTAACTTCTGAGTGATGCATTTCATCTTGTCTAACTTTTATAATCATATCGCTCAATAATGCATCTGATTCTAATTCGTAATAGGCTATTGCCATCTCTGGCGCAGGTATGTTTTCTATATCACCCGCTTCAATCATTTCTAAATAGCTTGTATAACTTCTTACTGCTTCTTCTTCGAAGTAGTGTATCATTCTATGTGCAGTCTTAGGAAAGAATACATATAACACCAAATAATAATGCCAGAAAATTATCTGTGCTGTTAAGATCAGCAATCGCTCAATAATATTAGGCTTTGCTATCTTAATAAAGAACATGAGATGCATTCTCTCGTTCTCTGCTTCAGCAAGTAATTCTCTAATCTGTGGACCATAACCAATCTTTGCTCTTCGTAAAGACTTTAAATGTATCCACATGCCAGCGACCATCCCTGGTACACCCGCAATAGTCTCAAGTACAACTGCTCTATGCCCATAACGCTTTGCGAAAAACGTATCAGCAAAAAATCTAAAGAACATTGTTTGCCCTTTAGCGAAAGCATCTGATATAGTGTGTGTCATTTTATCCCTAAATGTCCCTCATGCATTATCTGAAATTTCCATCCACGATCTTTACAGTAATCTTCTGCGGCTTTCCACTTGGCTTGATTGATACCCCAAGTCTTAACCTCATTGATATACTTTCTACTCACGTTTCCTTTGCCAGTGCTTTTCTTCGATATATCTGGTGGCACAGTCTGCGCTTTCGGTTTTACTTCAATAAGTATAGTCTCTTTAATCCCATTCTTATTTATCTGTTTTACTAAGAAGTCTGGAAAGTATCTATGCACTCTTCCATCAATAGGTGAGCGATATGGTACTATCAATTCTTCACTGCCCCATTCTAAAACTTTTGGGTGAGAATCCAGATATCTCATCAGTTTGAATTCCCATCCGCTTCTATAAATAATGTTAGTAGGATCGCCCATGTACTTATGTGGCGCTTTTGGCTTGAACTTGCCCTGATAATACTTAGCCATAATAAACCGATCTTGATCCTACGTATAAATAATAGTTGTAGAACTATTTATAAGGATTTTTTGAATGGCTGAATCACCAGAAACAGTTATGGCGAATAGTCGTAACGCTAACAACATAGTAGGTAGATACGTCTATCCTGCTAAACAGTCGGCACATAATATGGTGTTAGTTTTTAGAGACTATAGCTATAACCCAACGGCTGGCGTTATCGGGCAGAAGGTAAACAAGAATACAGACGCAAGTGTCGTATTACCTATTCCCAGTAACTTACAAGATACGTACTCTGTACAGATCAACCCATTTGAATTGGGTGCGATGGGCGCTTTAGCCGCTGATGCTTTAGCTGGTAAAGGTAGAGGGGCAGCCGTAGATGCCGCTAATCTAGCAGGTGGTGCATTTAATAATGCAGACGGTGCCGCAAGAGAAGGTAATGTTGAACAAGCAACTGGTGGATTACTATCTACGTTAAAAACTGCTAGTGCATTTGTTGGTCGTAACGCATTAGACGATATTGGAATTGGTGGCGTTGCCGCCGCTGTTGATGTCTCTACAGGCACCGCAGTTAATCCACACGTAACACTTCGTTTCGAGGGTGTCAACTTAAAAGCCCAT